CGAATAACCACGAACAGACAATGTCAGCAAATATTGACCAACAGGCAATGTCCACGTTGAAGATGAAGCCGTCGGCGTGCCATTTGTCAAAGTCGGGTATAACCCCGAGTTGTCAATTTGGTACGTGGGCGTTCCAGTAAAAAGTGGTGCGGCTGGAGCAGTTGCTCCATACAAAGCTGCATAGGTGCCCGTGCCATTTCCCAAAGCTGGCTGAGTTAACTCAGGGGCTCTAGGATCAAGACGGTAATCACCACCCATTGGTCCTGGCACACTTTGCACATAAGATGCAGGAAGTGTGAGATCAATTGGCCAAGCACCATTGGTGTTGACCATAGACAACTGCCAATCTTTTGGATTAGGGGTTGTCGTGCCAATACCAGGAGACAAGGCGAGAGAGAAACGACCGGCATTAGCTGTTCCATCAAAATTGACGACAATGAGGACCTCTCTGATAGTACGAATGACAGCTGTAGGGCTGTAAGCGTTACCAGGAAATCGCATTGGGTCAAATTGACTTGGCAGCATCATGGCCTGAATAGCTTCAATTGCTAATTTGGGGAAATGGGCAAAAAGTTGAGCTTTGGTCATTGCAAACTCCATTGGGCGGATCATGTTGGGGTTATCCCTTGCAGTTTTACGCAATACTGCGACAATTTTAGCTTGATTTGAATGTTCTTGTTGGAGTTGGTTGTTAGCAGCAGCAGCAGACTTTTTATTAGCTCTGCGTCTTCTGCCAGCACCTTTCCCAGTGGGTTTTCCACCGGTCTTATCGTTGGCAAGTGAGTTGACATTCTTATTGTTATTATTGTTGTTAGTACTCATAAATGAAAATGAATTAAAAAGAAAAGAAAAATTTTTGTATGACCCCTCCTTCTGTGGACCGGAATCAATGGTCCATCCATGCTACCACCGCTTTATTGCATGGCCACATGAATGCATGTTTATATCTCTGAGGGCAAACTACCTAAAGCGTAGTCCACCAATCCCAGCTTAATAAAACCAGGATGCACCAAAAAACTGAAAGGCTCAGCCTTGTGAATCATGTTTTCCATTTCGACCAATTCTGATTCTGAAATGTTGTAACGATAATCGAGAAGATCAAACATACATTGTGGGTCCACCTTCCAAGTGGAAAAAAGACCAGTGGTTTGCACTTGCCATTCTTCTAACTTTTTAGGTTTCCCCTTGTTCCAACGTGAAACAAACGCGCGTGTGACTGGGACTTGCAAAAATCCGCGCACTGCCGTGCCTTGATCATGAAGAAATCGGGTGCAGGCCTCAACATAATTCATATTGCTATAAAGAGTGCTGGGGTCTTCAAACGATTTTCCCATTTTCAAAACTCGTGAAGGCAGGTGGCTCCACACAAAAGCTCCAAATTCACTTCTTTTGTCAGAAAAAGCCCAGTACCAAGTTCCTTTAAGAAAAGTGACTTCGGTTGGGTTTCCTCCCATCTTCAATTTTATGTCAATGCCTAAGTGAGAGTAGCTTTGATACATACTTTCAGCAGTCGGGAGACTAGTATCTTGAAGATTGGCAAAAAAGTGAATTGCAAGAGCAGCCATTGTAATTGTATTTCCAAAAGTGGTGTCGGGTCCACCAGTGTCTCGCGTTGGGCGCAAGTCACGTTTGATGAACCGCCGAGGCCAGTTTTTGAAAGGCAACAAATATTGTGCAAATGACATGTCTTCCAAAAGATCAACCACAAAATCTTCAACACCCAAACATTCAGAAAGAACTTGTCTTTCGAACATTAAAGGCCCAAAGCTCTGCGATTGGTCATACATGCGAGCATCACTTTCATAGAATGTGACTGTGTTTTCTTGGTTTACACCAATCAAACTATCATCACCAGCTACGTTAATGAAAACTGCATTTTGGTGGTAACTCAAAATTTGAGCCATCCACTTGGTAAGATCCTCGTCAGTTGATCCTGCACCCCAATAAACGCGCACCACCCAGCCATTTGGAAACTCAAATTGGTTTCCAAAGACGCTCCAGTGTTCCTTCATGCGCAACGTAGCCCCATAAATAATTGGGCCAATTGCATATTGACAAGAAGGATGCACTGATGCGATCATGCGGTACTTGGGGTAAAAGCACTGATTGACCTCATCATACTTTGAAACAGCCTCATTGGTTTTCACCATAATGGTTGTTCCTCGTACAACAAAATCACGCGCCTCGACTTCAAGAGCCACTTTCTCGGCTGCTATGTAGCGGGATTTTTGGATGCTAGATCCAAATTTGTCAAACCAAGGCTTGACAAAAATTTCATGCAACAATGGCATTTTTGTTTGCGGAAAAAGGTCACGCACAACGTCTAACACGTTGATCCAACGTGCAAACTGATCGCTAGGACTCATCGGAGGGGGGGTAAGAATCCTGCTTACTGCAGTTTGCGCCAAATTGTGGTCGGTTCTGGCTGCAACCCAAAAAGGAAACAAAAGATGTAGGATCCAATGAGTAAAGTGTTCATCGTGTTCCATTTCATCATTGGGCAAAGTGCCACTAAGACGCATCAAATCACACTGAGGAGGATTCGAAGTAGAACAACTAGAACGAGCAATAACATTTTCGCCAACTTCTATTGAGTGGGTGCCATGGGGCAAAGCCAAGAGACTATCCAAAGGGATACAAGCGTCAATCACCAAGTTTTTGAAATCATTCCACACAGAATGCATAGTTTTCGGTTTTCTTCGATTGTTTACAGCCGCCCATGTAACCAAGGCTGCCATAAACAAAGGAATCCAACTTGAACTGCGTCCAGGGGTAAATCTTCCTTGTTGAAAAAGTATGACAAAGTTGAAAAGGGAGTGTATTAATACACGTTTCCAAAAGCTCATGTGTGCGGTAGACAGATGAAAAACTGTCGCCGGAATACAACGAACTATATCAACACCAACAGCAACGTTTTGCACAATTTCTACACCAGCAATAGCCAGTGCCATCCAAGGTTTGGAGATGCTTTTAATGGCCTCTTCAACCAAAGGAACAGTTATGCAATAATCACCGAAGATTTTACGCGCATGGGGTGTCATCCACGACCGACAGGAAGTGGTGACAGAGTTCCATAATCCTCCAAAGAATTTGGTAACGGTTTTTACCATGACTTTTGGCAAATGTTGTTGCCCAAATTTCATAGTAGCCGTGGTAAGTGTGCCAATGCGGCTTGATCTCCACAAAACGTAGAGACCAGCTGACAACACTGCGCCCGCGCACAAAACCGGTGTGCTATAACCCACAACAGTTTCAACGCTACCAAAACGCTTGAAGTTTTGATTATACTCCGCCATTTCGTTGCCTCGCAACGCGTTGGTGGAGTGAAGCAACCAACCTCGGTACTCTAGATCACGCAACAATACAGCGATTGCCGTGCGCTCCAAAGTGAGGTAAAATTGCTTGGGAAAAGCCAAACGCATGCGTTTCCAAATAGGATTCGCCTTGATCTTTTCAGCAAGAGCCGATACAACACTCTTGTATGCATATGGTCCGTAAGGCCGGGCAGACTGATTGTCAGAAACTAACAACGCCAACTCATGATTCATGACCAAAGTTTCCTTGGGCCACAAAGACTTGAGCAAGCGCGGCATGCACATGAAAGTGTCAAAGACTGCACGCTCGAAAAAATTACGAGGCATGCGGGGAATCTCCACAGTTTCAAATTGAAAATCAGGGCTGGGCTGCACGCTGGCCACTTCAATGGTGCGCGCACGTTTAAAAACGACCATGGCATAGTCGCCAAAAAACTCTTTGTAAGCCCAAGAGAGCTCACCGGAGTTTTGGCTTTGCCAAATCCAATCACAAGGATCATGATCCGGGTACGCTGCCGCAGACTCATCGGCAAAAAATCGTACTAGTTCATTTCCTTGAGCATCCTGCAACCTAGCCCATATGGCTTCACCAAATGCATGCCCTATATCGCCCCGAAAACGATGTCCAATCCACACTAGGATCTGATCAGGTTCAGGAAGCAATGCAAGCAGCATCAATGGAGTCAAAGGACCAGCAGGAGTAGCATAAACATCCACCATCAACAAAGGCAAACCGTGAGGCTCGTAATCGTTGATGTGTCCGCGCACAATGTCTTGTGCTGTTATTAAAGGCCGGGACACACGCAAAGTCATTCGCTCGGTGGGCACAACGGGATTAGGAGACGTGTTAATGAAATCACACAAACCAATATCTCGATCATGGCCATAAAGAGAACAAACTTCACGAAAGTCCATTGAGTGTAGGACGCCCAAAGCACGCACTGTTGCGTATTTACGTACAGCAGCAGATACGGGGTGAGGGGTCTCAACACCAACCCAAGTCAAAGGCCGTTTAATGCAAGTGATTCCCAATTGTTTCAATTTGGCCAACGCAAACTGGTTGGTTGGTGAAATTTGGACTGAAAAGGCTTGCACATTTTTGGCATAAGCGCGAGGGATAGGCGCAACGACAGGCACTGAAGGAGGAGGCGGCACAATGGGCGACGTCAACACAACAGGAGGCATGTTGTTAAATAACGGAACAACAGGAGGTTGTTGAGCTATTAGAGGATTTGGGGCCACAACTTTGGGTTGTGAGCCAGAATGGGCCCGGCTTTCAAGCTCCACTTGAGCACGTACAGCTTCAAGGGCTTCCGCGCGACTGGTGACCACATTCGGGAACCGAGTGAGTAACAAGTCAACCAGGTGTTCAACGGTTGAACCGTGTACCTGATCAGGTGAAGTTTTGGGCGGGCCAGCAACGGGCGGCTGAGTAGCCGCGCGTGGACCATTTTGTTTTTTGAAACCAGGAGGATTGGGCTTGGT